AAGTTTTAACAGTACCTAACGCAAACAGTTTTACAATTCAAATGAAAACAAATGAATCTGGTTCTGGTATGACTGCAGCAGGATCTGCAAGTATAAACCCATACGAAGAAATAGGACCAACAATACAAACATATGGTTATGGTTGGGGTACAAGCACATGGAGTAGAGGAACTTGGGGATCTGGTACAACTAGTTCAACAGTTATACTTGATCCTGGTAGCTGGTCATTAGATAATTTTGGAGAACAACTAATAGCAACTATTAAAGATGGTAAAACATTTGTTTGGAATCCTGGTGTTTCAAATCCATTAGAGCAAAGAGCAGTAATCATGTCTGGTGCTCCAACAGCAACAAGATTAACAATTACTTCAGATAGAGATAGACATGTTGTACATTTTGGAACTGAAACAACTATAGGAGATTCTACTACACAAGATCCTATGTTTATTAGATTTAGTGATCAAGAAAACTTCAGTACTTATCAACCAACTTCAGTAAATACTGCAGGAACATTTAGACTTGATACAGGTAATAAAATTGTAGCAGCAGTATCTGGTAAAGATTATAATTTAATTTTAACGGATCAAGCAGCATACACAATGCAGTTTGTTGGTCCACCATTTACTTTTTCAATCAGACAAGTAGGATCCAACTGTGGATGTATTGGACAACATGCAACTGTATATGCAGATGGTAAAGTGTTTTGGATGGGAGCAGGTGGAGGCTTCTTTGTATTCGATGGTACTGTTAAATTACTTCCATCACTTGTAGAAGATTTTGTATTCACGACTACCGGAACAAATGTAGGAATAAATTATTCTTCTAACGAAATTATATATGGTTCACATAATTCTTTATTTAATGAGATTGTATGGTTTTATCCAGCAGGCACTCCCGCAGGTAATCCAGCAGTACAAAATAACAGAACTGTAGTTTATAACTATGTAGAAAATAGTTGGTCTACTATGACTCTTGCAAGAAGTTCTTACGCAGATGCAAGTACTTACGATGTACCTTATGCAACAGAATACAGTTCTACAGCTACACCATCTATTTCAAATTTAAGTGGTGCTACAAATACTTTTGGTGCAACCACTTACTATGCACATGAAGTAGGTAATAATGAAATATCTTTAAATGGTACTGAATCAGCTATACCTGCTTATATTCAATCTGGAGATTTTGATTTACCTACAGATGGTGATGGAGAGTATTTATTAAGGGTAAGTAGATTTTTACCAGATTTTAAAAATCTTCAAGGTAATGCAGTCGTTACAATTTTCTTAAAAAATTTTCCTATTGATGCTGGAGCATCCTCACAACTTGGTCCTTTTACAATTAATGCTAACACACAAAAGATAGATACTAGAGCTAGAGGTAGACTTGCTAATATAAAAATACAAAATACTGCAGTAGATGAGACATGGAGATTTGGAACATTTAGAGCAGATGTTAACCCTGATGGAAGAAGATAATGGCTAAGATAAATGTATATGTACCGGAACCACCACAAGAATATAGTGTAGAAGGATTTAGACAAATAAACCAAGGTCTTGCAACTATTGAAAATCAATTAAATACTTCATATCAACAAGACTTGAAAAACGAACAAGATTCGTTTAATTACTTTATGCAATGACAATAAGATATAAAAGCGAAACATTTGATTTGACAACCACTAACGTTACACCAGTTTTAACGTGTCCTAGTGATGCAACTATTATTGTAAAAAGCATACAAGCTGTACATGACACTGCTAGTAATGTTGATACTCATGCATTAGTAACTAAATCAGGTGGATCAGCTGTAAAAGTATCTTATGAAGAATTAAATAAAGCGACTGTAAATATGGTTAAGGGTTCTCTTAATTTAGAAGCTAGCGATATTTTATCTATGCAAGCAGGTGCGGCTAATGAGATTACAGGTATTGTTAGTTATGCTTTGATAGATCGTTCACAGGAAAATGGCTAGAAAATTTAAAGATTTTGTTGAAAGAGATAAGCCTAGGAAAAGACCTAGAAGACACTGTAAGAATCCTAATAAAAAAAAGAAGTTGCAGAATAATAAAAAATATAATAGACAAGGACGGAGACAAAAATGAGTGATGTAATTAAACTACCAGCAGAAGCAAAAGAAATAGTAAAACATAAAAGAACAGGTAAGGTCTATGCTGATAAAGCTGAGTTTGATGCTGATGTTGCTGATCCCAATACTGACACTACTGATGATGATTTTAGGCAAGACTTGGAAATTAAAGTTACTAGAGTTACTATGGGAGCTGCCACAAAAAAATAATGCAACCTCGAGGCGCAACCGAAATTCAAATGGAGATGCTGAGTAAGCATGTCGATAAAGATTTACTAGACCAATTTCAAATCTGTACATCCATACCAGGTAAAGTCCCACTAGACCATAATAAGATAAATATACTTTGGCAAAAAAATTCTTGGGATCAACCTAATCTACAAAATTTTTTTAGAAATAAAGACAGGCACAATGAGTATGATTGGTATGTGTTTAATAGTCATTGGAACTATGAAAAGTTTAGATATTTTTTTGATATACCTACAGAAAAATGTATCGTTATCAAAAACGGCATGGATAAATTTCCTCAAAGAAAAATATATAAGGAGGGTGATCCAGTAAAACTTATACATCACTGTACACCATGGAGAGGATTAAATGTTCTTTTACGTGCAATGCAAGAAATAAAAAACCCTAATATTATATTAGATGTTTATAGTTCTTCGCAAGTCTATGGAGATGAATTTAAAAAACGTAATGAAGATCACTTTAAAGACTTATATGAACAAGCAGAAAAATTACCAAATGTAAATTATATTGGATACAAACCAAATGAATATATTTTAAAAAAAATGCCAAGCTATGATTTGTTTGTTTATCCATCTATATTTGAAGAAACTTCTTGTGCTTCAGCTTTAGAGGCATTAGCTTCTGGTGTCCATGTAATTACAAATAATTTTGGAGCCCTATATGAAACGTGTGCTGAGTGGCCTGTATATGTAAACTACTCGACTGATTATGAGAGTATGGCAGTAGCTACTGGTAATGCTATTGAAGTTGCAGCAAGTTATTTACATGAAGATTTTATGCAAGACCATTTAGAAGAACAACAAAAATTTTATAAGCGATTTTATAGTTGGAAGAAAAAAGGAATGGAATGGACAAGCTTTTTGAAAGGAGCCATAAGTGAAAGAAACAATAAATAGTGATACTTATCAAACACTCAAAGAACTAAAAGTAGACTCAAAACCATTTGATAAAGCAATAGAACCTTTATGGAAAAATAATAATTCTAAAGAAGAAATAAAACCATACTCTATTTTTGTTGCTACACCTGTACATAGTGAATGTTCTATTCATTATACACAAGCATTATTAGAATTACAAAAACTAGCTTTTCAAAAGAAAATAAAAATTAAATTCCAGTTAATGAAATCTTCACTTGTTACTCAAGGTAGAAATCTATGTGTAGCAGGATTTTTAGAATCTGACTTTACACATATGTTATTTATAGATTCCGATATATATGTTCAAGCAGAGTCTATTTTAAAAATGATTGATAGAGACAAAGATGTAATATCGATACCATATCCATTAAAGACAATGATGTGGGACAAAGCAATAGATAGAATTAATGATAATCAAATAAAAAATATAAAAGATTTAAAAACAGCTCTTAATACTTATCCAATGAGAGTAGCAGATGATACTGATATAAGAGTAAATAAAGGAGTTATGGAAGTAACTCATAGTCCAACAGGATGTATGCTTATTAAAAGAAATGTAATAGATAAATTGATAAAAGCATACCCAGACAAGGGTATAGTACAAAAGACTGTTATAAATGGAGAGTATGTAGATAAGCCTCATATGTGGAATTTTTTTGATTGTATACATGATCCAGAGACTAAGACCTATCTTGGAGAAGACTTCTCTTTCTGTAAGCTATGGAAAGATATAGGTGGTAAATGTTATGCCTATATAGGGGATACTATTGTCCATGTAGGAGAGCATCAGTATGAGGGACGTTTTGTGGATGAGTTGAAACCAACCAAGTAAAATGGTAATATTGTCTATAATTAATTAATTAGACTATGGATCCATTTACACTAGCATTAGCCACATTTGGCGTACAAAAACTTCGAGGAAAATCAACTAAGAAAGCACTTCAAAGTGCAGCTTTAATTGGTGGAGGAGCATACGCTCTTGGAGCTATGGCTCCAACTTCATCATTAGGACAAATGTTTGCAGGTAAAGCACCTTTATCAAGTATAGGATTAGGTGGTTCTCAAACTTATGGTGCTACTCAAGGATTAAAAACAATACCAGGATCAGATCTTTTTGGTAAACAATTTATGAAACCAGAAGTAGTACAACAAATTGCAAAAAGTTCACCTCTATCTGAAGCAGTAGTTGGAGCAGGAGCAGAAGGAGCAAAAAAAGGAATAGCATCGAATCTACTTACTAAAGTAAAAGACAATCCTCTTCAATCTGCATTTTTAGCTTCAAGTATAATTCCATTATTAGCAAGCGAAGATGAAGGTGATGGTGGTATAGATGGCTACAGAAAAGAAGATTATGACAAAGCATATGCAGAACAATCCGATAAACTAGAAGGTGCATTTGTGCCTGCACAAAATACAAGACCTACAAGAGATGAAACATTAAGATCAGATATGTTTTATGCAAATGAAGGTGGGTTAGCAACTGCTATAAAAAAATTTAATAAAGGTGGTATTAATTACCTACCATCTAAAACAGATCACAATGAAAACGATTATAATAATTATGTAAGAGCAGAAGGGTATGTAGAAGATGGTGCAGGTAATGGGGATAAGGACGAAGACACAATGTTAGCTCAATTAGCTGATGGTGAATTTGTATCTAGAGCAGATGCAGTTTTAGGTGCTGGAATATTATCTGGTGGAGATCCTAAAAGTTTTAAAAGTATGAGAAAAGCTGGTGCAGATTTTTTCTATGATCAACAAAAAAAATTAAAAAGAATTTACGATTTAGTTAATGACAACAAATCTAATACAATTCAGTAAAGAGGAGATTGATAAAGTATGGCCTTTAGCAAAAGAATTAGTGCACAAAGCTTGTATCAGAGCAGGGGGATTTATAAGTGAAGAACATATTAAAGAACATTGTAAACAAGGTACAATGCAGCTTTGGATGGCTGTTACAAATACTAACGAAATTTTATGTGTGGGTGTCACTGAAATTAGAGACTACCCTAATTACAAAGTTTGTGATGCTAAAATCGTCACTGGTAAAAGGTATAAAGAATGGTTTGATCAAATTGATAAAGTGGCTGAATGGGCTAAGGAACAAGGTTGTAAAAAAATGGAAATCTTTTCAAGGCCTGGTTACGTCCCTTTATTTAAACAAAAAGGATATGTGGCAACACATGTTCAAGTAGAGAAAGATTTATGATTAATATTAAAAAATTAAATATAAAAGAAAAAATAAAATTATTTACTGAGTTATATGAAGATATATCTGGCAAAGGTATTGGTGGAGATACTGAACTTGCACATATAAATAAATTTGAATCTACACTTTTAAAAAGCGTTGGTGGTCAAGGAAGTATTAACCCTACTACAGGATTAAAACAATATCTTGGTGGTGGTGGTGGAGGCGGAGGTGGCTCCGGTACACAAACTACAATTGCAAGAGAAGCACCAGAAGTTGAAGCTAGAAAATTAGCACTTTATGATCAAGCAGCAGGGTTAGCTAAAACTCCTGTTGGTATACCTGGTATTCAAGTTGCAGGTCTTTCCCCATTAGAGCAAGCAGGTATTACTCAAGCAGGTCAAACAGGTGTTGGTGCAGGTACTGTTACTTCTGGTATTGGTTCAGTAGCAGCAGGAATGCAAAACCCAAACATAGGACAATTTTTAAATCCATATCAACAATATGTTACAAATGAAATTGGTAGACAAGGACAGATAGCACAAAACCAATTGAATGCTTCAGCTATTGATGCAGGAGCTTTTGGTGGTGGAAGACAAGGAGTTCAACAAGCAGAATTACAAAACAGAACTTTACAAGCTATGGGTCAAGCACAAGCACAAGGCTTTCAGACTGCATTAGGCGCAGCACAAACTCAAAGACAACAACAACTTGCAGGTGGACAATTACTAGGGCAACTAGGAGCACAACAACAAGCTATGAGTCTTGCAGATATAAATGCACAGATGCAAGCAGGTGCGTTGCAAAGAGGTATTGGTCAAAGAACACTAGATGCACAGAGAGCAACAGAATTACAAAGAGCATACGAGCCTTATCAAAGAGTTGAGTTTAT